TTCGTTTTCTTCAGTCCAATTTAATGGCCTTCCGCTTGAGAACTTAGGGTCATCTATATGAACACTTAATACTGTGCCTATGGTATCAAACCCATCTTGCTCAAAAGGGATGTAACGCTTCAACACTGGATTAATTTTTAACCAGTACTGATTATTGGTTGGTAAAATTTTATCGTAAAAGTAATTTACAATTTTTATGTCGGTAGACGCATTTTGACCTAAGTCAGATACGCAAAGATAGGTCTCACCTTTGTATACTACCCTTGAACCTATTTTGTAAAACAATTGCTCCTGCCACTCAGGATCATCGTTAATGTCACCAATTTCGTACCAACTTAATAAGTCTTCTGCTGGTGCTAAAAAAGGAGGGTCACTTCTATACGAGTTACTATAAAGTCGGTAATATTTTCCAGCAGAATGAACTTCGTCATTTATTTGATACTGGTAGCTGGAATCATAATCTTCGCGAAAATACCTTTTTTCAATTTTAACTGCCTCGGACCAAGGATAGTAATCCCAGCAGTAACGAGTAGCGTCATTGATGTATTCGGCTAAAAGAACTTTTTCGTGCGTGAGAACATTGCTAGGATCAATTCCTGCAATGGCCGCTATTCCTGTCTCGACCTTAGCGTAATCTATGCTTCTCACAAGCTAGATTCCTACTTTTGCAGATACACTTTTTATTTTTACGAGGTTACCGAATCGCTTTTCTATCCAGTTTAAGAAAGACTTATCTTTCCATATTCCTTGACCAAGCTTACCCTCCCAAAAATAAAAAACTTCTGGGCAAATCTTCATGCGAACTCTACCAAATGAAAAGTTTTTTCTCTCTCCACCTGATACTCTTTTCTCGGCCTGCATAAGTTTGATTTGCTCATCTTCAGCATTAGCAAGCTCGGAGCGGTACATGTCGGCAAACTCTGTCCAAACATCCTTCGTGATGTTCTCTTTACCAACTATGATTTCTTCCGCTCCGAGCATATACTAACCTAATACCCCTTTTAGGAAAGAGTGTATTTGCCGTGGTCTAAACCACCTGAATATGACTTCAAGGAGAAAACAGATTCGATGATAGAGCGTGGTCCACCACCAAGATCAGGCAATTCGCGAACGCTTGTCTCTTCTGCAAAACATGCCTCTAACTGAGCCATATTAAGAATGAACAATGTTTTTTGCCCAACCTCTGCATCAAACTGTGCCGATCCATCTCTGGCATCCTGCTCAAGGAAAGAAGACAGGTTCAAAGTTATGGTTCCGAAGTCACTTTCGATAATGTCAACCGCTGCACTTAACCGCCCTTCGTCAGTGTCTCTATTGGAAACGACAAGGTTGTTTGTGCGAGGAGTAAACAGAGTAAAGTTAGAAATGGTTTTCTTAACTTGTGTTCCGCAAAGACCATAAAAAGTTTTGTCGGCTTCTCCAGTTTGCTCGTAGATTGACTGCAAGATGTCACGAAGATCTTCTTCCTTAGCATCGGCTGCTGCTACTGATTTGATTGATCCAGATGGAGTCAAGAAATCACTAGGAACTGGCAGTGTAGCTTGTGCGCTAGATGAGATCCATTTACCAAGACCGCGAGTCTGGTAAGGACTGGAACTGGTTTCTTGTGCAGTCTCCTGTGAGGAACATAAAGTGCTCTCTATATCTCTTTTGTGAGTTACAAGAGCTTTAGCAATCGAATTTGCCATTTCCTTCTTGTAACCAACTCCAGCGATATCAGAAGTCATGTTAGCCAAGCGAGAAACTTTAGGCACCCTGCGAGTGTACTGAAGATAAACCGAGCACTTAGTACGGTCATCATAATTCTCAAAATCAGCACTGGTGATGTCTTCACCATCAACTGGCAAGTTACTGCTTACTCCTGAGCTATATGTTGCTGTTTGAACAAGGTTAGCTTTATGCTTATCGAGTGGCCATTCTACGAATGAGTTTTTTGGGGCTGCACCCTTTTTTACTGCACTCATGAACGGGCATGATTTCTTGTCAACAATGGTCATCAAGTCACTGAGTGACTCGCGTTTTAAAGTTTGGTCTCTTTCTACTATTCCAGCCATGATAATTTTTCTCCTATTTTATAACAATGATTCGATATACGAGGCTGCATCATCTATTTCGCCAGAGGCTGCTTGTTGCAGGAGTGACTTCTTATTGGTAGTTTTTTTACGAGTCATTGAGGTTGCACGATTTGGCACTGGTGCTTTTGGTGCTACTGCCTGCTTGACTGTTTGCTGAGACTTCTTTGTGTTTACTGATTTGATTCCTTCAATTGCGTAGGCAATTGTAAGAACAGAAAACGGATCTTTGTCGTAATAATCTTTGATAAAATTATTACTACTAAGAATCTTTTGAATCTCTTGCATTTCTGGAGAAGACTTATCCTTCATCCATTCAAAGGTCTGCATGGCAGCTTTATGATTTTGCTCTTTCTGCTGAAGTCTTTGTGCAGCTAATGGAATATTTTTTCTCAGATCACGATCTGTCTCTACCATGAGCTTTCTTGCCTGCTCATACTCAACATCATGCTCTGCCCCAGTGATGTCAGTGTATTCTCCACCATCTGGATTTTCCAATAACCATTCACGCAAATGTTCGGCCTCTGCTTCTCTGGCTTGCAATTCTTTAATGTCTTTAACTTTCTCAAACCTATCCATTCCTTTAGGGTCTGGAGCAGGTTGCGAATCAGACGATGATTCAAGTTCTGCAATTTTTGCCTTTAGCTCTTCTGTCTCAGCTTCAGCTTTATTCCGAGCTTCGATCAATTTACCAATGCGTTTCTTAACTCCATCAGATTCCTCTGCTGGCAGTTCCTGTGGCTCCTCTTCCTCTGTATACTCAGCGGTTTGAGGTTCCTCAGTTTCCTCTATCTCTTCTACCTCTTCAGTCTCCTCAACTTCTTCAGTCGATTCTTCTGGTTCTGGTGATGCACTCTCAAAGAACGATGATTCTATTCCTGCGGCTTCGGCAATATCTCCGAAACTGACTAGTCCAGAATCTTCTTTAACTTGATTTTCTTCTGCTGTTTCGGGAGCGACCCCTGTTGAATCTGCCATAGGTTTTTGTGTTCTCTGACGGTGGAACTGTTTACTCGTTGGACCGCAACGGACGGGTTAAATGTTAATCTAAAATGAACGCTCGGTTAACATTTTGCCAAGAGTCATTTCCTAAATGCATGGAGTTGCATCAAACAAACTTGTACCAAATTTTTCTAGTCAATTGCTTTTGTGTAGGATTCCATGCTGAACCCTTGTGGACCTTTATTTTACCTTCTTTTATTAATTCCTTAATAATTTTGTGGGCCCTAGTTATTCCTATATTTGATTTTTCTCTAAAATCTTCTGATGTAAACCAGTCATCCCCTTCTGGAATATTTTCATTTATTCTTTCAACCTGTTGCAATTCTTTGGCCCAGTTTATTGCCATATATATTCTCCATCAAATTTCTTGGCTACATAGACCTGCCAACTTTTGTTTGAGTAATAACCGTAGACCCAGCCTGTTTCATGGGCCAAGCGATTTACTTTTGCACGGTTCCATCCCATTTCCGTTTGCGTAAGGCATCCTGCCGAGAATGCTGCTCCACCCTTGTGCCTTGGGACCGTAAACATTTGAATTGAATGAATGTGCCCATGAACACAGCATCCACCCTGTTTGGCAAATGTTAGTGCATGTTGCTTGCAAGCGGAAACGGCACCGTGAAAGTAGCCATGAACAAATGTCATTATTCCTAACTCAAGAACACCCTTATCCACATTGTAAGGCAATATCTTACACTTCAACTTTTTGCATCTGCTAGTAATATCCTTAATGCCAGAACGCGCGGTATCCCGTACAATTCCAACAGAATGCTTTTCTGCCGTTTGCCATAACCTGTCATCATGATTGCCAAGCAGGAAATAGTGAGGTTCCCAATTTCCGAGAAACTCCATGCCTGCTTCAACATCGGCCTCCATGCTGGCATTTTTCTCTGCTGGATCTGCACCCCTCATTAGTGGAGAAAAATCAAATAGGTCACCTCCGAATATTCGGACATCTGGCTTGAACTCCTCTGTAAATTTATAGAGGGCCGAAACCGCATCTGGATCTTGCATGTCACCATGCAGATCACTCGCAAAAACAAAAGACTTCACTAGCAGGCTTTTCTTTTACCCTTAGTAGTTGCTTTCTTAACTTTCTTTTTTCTTGTGTAAGGCATTATCTTTTCTTTCTAACTTTTACGCACTTGTCTTTACCTTTTTTGGTCCCTGTAAATCGATATCCTTTCCAGCAGGCTTTACCGTCCGATCCCTTTTTCTTCTTAGTCCTCGGCATCGTCATCCTCCTCAAAATCTATATGACTTTCAAAATCTATCACATATTCCTCAAGCCACTCTTTAGTGTCCTCACGAACAATTTCTCCGATTCTACTTTCGTCAATATCTGATTCCTCGACCCAGTATTCCAAGAAATTACGGTGAGCATTTTTTACCTGCTGCTCTGGAGTCTCTTTTACCTTTTTCTTTTTCTTAGGCATTTTTTTCAAAATGAAATTCAGAAACTTTGATAGGTGCATACGGGCAATTCCCGTGAAACTCATGCAGCTTATCATTTACTAAATCCTGCCACTTTGAATAATCAAGCAGCACATTCATGTTATCTAATAAATAAGTTGGCTTTAATCCTACTGCACGGGCAGCAGCTAAATGATATTCTACTGAGTAACACATATAGTGCCAGTTCTCTTGCAGTGATCTTATCTGCATTGAATACTCAGGGTCTGGATCATCTATTTGGCACATATCGCTTACTATTGCCTTGCCACCGTTTTTAAGAACTCTACGAACCTCAGAGTAAGTATTAATCAACGGACGATACCCTATGGACTGATCGAAAATTGCTAAATCGAATGTATCACTCTCAAATGGCATATTGTCGTAGCTACCCTCGGATATCTCTACATTTTTTGGCAAATCTTTACTTGCTTCTTCAACTTGCACATCTGATATGTTCAAGCCCACAAAACTAGCATTTGGTCTTTCTCCAGCCATGTGCTTCAAAGAAGTGCCTATTCCGCAACCTGCATCGAGAATATTTTTTCTGCTAGGATTTATTTTTCTTCTAGCAAACTGAAGATCTAGATGTTCATCAAAATCATTTGATAACAACCCAGCTTGAAAAACAGAGTAGCCAGCATTCACATAAATGCCACTTACTTTATTCCAATAATCTTTTAAATAATTTGTGCTCTTACATGCAGATTCATAATGTGCATTAAGTAAATTAAATTTATCTATATTCATTTTTTATATTCTTCAATTCGTGATTTTATTCCAGATATGGCATCCACTCGGCCAGCAGCATGAGCGAATTTAGTGACATCATTTTTTGGGTCTGATACATCATTCACTGCATCGAGCAGCATGTTGTCTAAGACTGAATCTAATGCCTGCCACAATTTTGAGTCTCTACCCTGCTCGGCAAACACCTTTGCAACCTGTTCACCATTCATAGGTTCTGGATATTTGACTATCGTTGCTTTTTTCTTTTTGCAGAAACAAAACATTAGTAACCTCCTCCCATTACTGGCTTAACACCTACTCGGCCAATCTGTGCATTCTCCTGCTGCTGGATACCGAATTGAAGATATTTCATGCGATTGTCGGCCAGTTGTTTAACTAACGGACTCTCGGATGCTTTCTTTTGGAACTCTTGCGATTGCTGCATAATCTGCTGGGCAGTTTGCGAACGAAGCTGAAAGTTTACTCCTTCTTTTGGAATTGGCTCAATTTCGTTCATAATCTTGACCCAGCTATTTTGCTCATCATCAATTTCTTTCTGGGCAGCAGTTTGCTTGTCCATAATGACCTGCTTGGCCAACATTGGATCAATTGATTCAGCAATAATCTCAAGCAGCTTATTTCTATCTAAAGCACCAGTAACATCGAACTGAGTAAGCTTAGTCACCGCATCGAGCTTCTTTTCCATAAACTCTGGATTTAATGTATCAACTGAGAATCTAAGAGATAAATCAAATCTGCCCTCGATGTCTTCCTGTTTCATTGCAATCTCTTCAACTGGACCTCCAGTTATTCTAGAAACAAAAGCTGGGTCCAAGTATTGCTGGCACAAAGATAATGCTTGTGAGAATGCTTCCCTCCAAGAATCCAGCCAACGGTTCACCATGCATTGCTGGTATAGTTGACGGGCCTCTGGCTTATCTGGGTTCCCAAAGTATCTTTCTGCATCCATTATAGCAGCCTGCTCGGCTTCCATTGAGCTTTGCGAAAGAGGGGGCGGCTGGAGCCAACCAACATCATCTGGGCGAGATATAGTAATTTGAGATGCAGGGGCAACCATCAGATTCAATCCTGCTCTACGAGCATTTACCAGCAAGGGAGGTATGACACCAATCTGGCTTGCATCATTTCTAAGATCTCTTTGCACCTTTGCTTCATATTGATTGGTAGCAACCAGTTCAGAGATTCCTCTAGAATCAAATATGGACCGTGATAACCGTTCCCGTGCAAACAGGACAAACGGCATTTGATTATGGCCATATTTTAAAATTTCATGCTTACCATAGAGGTCTGGAACATGTGATGAAAATGCCGTGCAATAGATGGCAGGTACATTGGTGTCTTCATCATAGACCCTATGGTAAGCATAAAAGATTTCGTAAAGGTCATTAAAGTCACCCTCTACACCCTTACCCATGGTATGGACCCCAAGCTGGATAGGATTTCGATAATCATATTCGGCCACTCCAGACTGACCTTCTGATTTTTCCAAAACCTGCTCGACAAATTCCTCATCGAATCCTTCAGAAATAATTTTGTCCCGTAGCTCAGTCTCACTTAACCACTCTCTACGCATTATTACTCTAGCTCGATCTAACTCCGTGCAATTTGCATCAACAAAGACATCTTCGTACAATCTGTGGGCAACAAACCTTGGACGGTTTTCGTGAATAGTTGGCGTAGGCACTTCCATTGAACCAGTGGCCCTAAACTCTTCTAATGCTTTGGATAATACTTTTTCCTTAACACCTGCAAAGTGCTGCATAAGTAGACCCATGGCATCTTTCTCCATGTCTGGATCTTGCAGGATTGTTAAAATCTGCTGGGCAGCTTCCTCATCTCCACCTTGCTCGGAAACCATTTGTACAACATCCTGTACACTAAAACTTTTCATTCGCATGATGGTTTCTTGCTGCCAATAAACACCCAAGATTCCAATAGCAGGAGATCCAGAAAACATTTCCTGTGCAAGAATTTCTACTTCCCTGCGAAGTTCTGGCAGCATCCTTTGCTCTAAGAAATAGGCCAAGCAATCTCTCCAGTAGGCTGCTTTTTTCTGATCACTTGTCTCTATTCCAGAAACTGACATATTTGCTCGGAAAAAACTTTCCAGTGCCATATGCACATGCTCATTGATTAACCTGTCGGCCAATCGCATATGAATGTCGCTGGCACCCTCCCATG